CTTTCTCATTTGCGAAATATGCTGAATGTAGAAGCGAGCGAAGATGAAAGACTTGACGCAGGGATTATTGAAGAAGTAAAGGAAGAGTATGTAAGCATGAGGGAACCGTAGAGGTTCCCTTTTTTCATGGAGGTAAGGTATGGTGCATGCGAGAGATAGACCTTTTAGGTGCAACACATTGGCATCTATTAATGGCGAAAGGAGGTTCTTATGCGAAAACTGGTGGATTGGTTGATCGGAGGTAATCTGGATCGGCTCTTAAAAGCACTCGGAGGGGAAGAGTAATGCTCGAAACATTTTGTCTATCTGTGCTTGGCAGCGGAGGTGTTGCCGGCATTTTTTTTGCTCTGATTCGTCACTATATTGAGCGAAGGCTCATGGAAGTGGAGGCACGAGAGCAGGAACGCATTAAGTATAAAATTGAACAGAGAAAAGCGGATGAAGAAATTACGCATGCTACGGGGCGCGTGCTCTTTTGGCTACATCATGCAATTGTAAAAGGAGAGCATAATGGCGAGCTCGAAGAAGCATTTGAAAATCTTCAGCGTGCAGAAGAACACAAAAAAGAAATGGACAGAGAAGTTCTGGCCAAATACAGCATTGATTAGGAGGAATTACTTATGGAATTACTTAACTTTTTAAAACAGATTCCGTTCCCAGTATTATTGGTTGCGGTGTTAATTTTGCTTGTAGTGACTTTGGTTATTGCGTTTCAGTATGCCAAGCATAAAGGATTGGAAGGTATCCGTGAACAGGTATACCAGCTGATCCTGAAAGCGGAACATATGTATAAAGAATCGGGAACGGGACAGCAGAAATTGAAATGGGTTGTTCAGCAGGCAAGAGGATTACTGCCAAAGTGGCTGCAGGTTATTATGTCGGAAGATGCGCTGCTTAAGATAATTGATGTGTGGTTTTGCGGCGTGAAAGATCTTTTAGACGATGGAAAAATTAATGGTTCACAGAAGGAAGGGGCTTAAGCCCTTTCCTTTTTTAGGGAGATATTATGAAAACGAATATAATGGGAACTGCAGTTGCTACGGTCCAGCAGATGCAGTCATATATACAGAAAGTTAATCCGGCAGTACCTAAATCCGTAATCGATATGGTTGAATATTATATATCAGAAGGAAAAACGGAAGGAGTAAGGGGAGATATCGCCTTTGCGCAAAGTTGCCTCGAAACAGGTAACTTCACATTTAATGGTTCTGCCGTAACATTGGACCAGAACAATTTTGCCGGAATCGGCGTTACAAAAAATGGCATGAAAGGGAATTCGTTCTCTCATCCATGGATCGGCATCCGGGCACAGATCCAGCATCTTAAAGCATATGCATCTAACGAAAAACTGTACGGTGTATGCGTGGATCCTCGTTTCTGTTATGTGAAAAGAGGAATAGCCCCATATGTTGAATGGCTTGGGATACGGGAAAATCCACAGGGCGGAGGCTGGGCTGCCGGGAAGAATTATGGCTCAAAGATATTGGAAATTCTGGCGAAGATAATCGCGATGCCAGAAGTGAATAAGGAGGATGTTACAATGAATCTTAACACAAGTTTAATCAGCAATAACAACAGCTATGCAAATCAGGTGCCTAAATACATCGTTATCCATAATACAGATAACTTTGCAAAAGGAGCAAACGCAAAGGCACATGCCAAGGCTCAGCATGACGGGAACTTCTCCGGCTACTCTGCTCATGTATATGTTGATGATACCGAGGCATATCAGGCTACACCTTTTAATCGAGGCGCATGGCATGTCGGCGTTAACTATGGTGGTGGTCTTTTCGGAATTTGCAACAACCACAATTCTATTGGTATCGAGATGTGCGTGCAGGCAGGGTATAATTATGATAAAGCATTTCAGAACACTGTTGAAATCTGCAAGATGTTGATGCAGAAGTTTGGAATTGACGCAGATCATGTGGTATCCCACTATGATGTGTGCGCAAAGAATTGCCCTTCTGCAATCCGCGCAAAAGGCGACTGGAATCGCTTTAAACAGTTGATCGGCGCCAAGACGACTGCGACAACAGTGGATAAGTATTATCGAATCCGGAAGAGCTGGCCTGACAGTAAAAGCCAGATCGGAGCGTACAAGAGCCTTGAGAATGCAAAGAAAGAGTGGAAACAGGGCTACACCATCTATGACTGGAACGGAAAAGCAGTGTATCCAGAACAGAAAAAAGACACTTCATCAAGCAAAACAAAAGTTAGCCTGACTGAAAAATTAAACATTCAGCTTCCAGTGCTGCAGTCTGGAACTGAGGGTGTAGCGGTGCGATGCTTACAGTCCATTCTTGGAGTTTCTGTTGACGGAGATTTTGGAAAAAATACAAAGTCAGCACTTAAAACATTTCAGCGGAATGTTGGTATTGATGATGATGGTTGCTGTGGTCAGAATACATGGAAAAAGATAGCTGACCACATGAATGCAAATACATTCAAATAATAACAAAATAGGTGCTTTTTATAATATGTTTGCTTCAAAATTTGCCTTACAGGGTATAAAATATATCACGTAGTTTATAACAGTATTTGATATAATCTAACAAAAGTCCTTCCGATATATCAAGAGGTGCTAAATTATAACGGAAGGAGCAATGGCATGATTAAAATTTTACTGTCAAAAAAGCTTGGGGAGATGAGGCTTACTCAGGCAGATTTGGCGAGGGCAACCGGAATAAGACCCAACACCATCAACGAGTTGTACCACGAGCTTGCAGATAGGGTGAATCTGGAACACCTCGACTTGATTTGCGAAGCCCTGGATTGTGAGCTGGATGAATTGATTGTTAGGGTACCGAACAAGGAATCAGCCATAACCCACACTCGCCAGGGAACTCAAAAACCCGGCAGAAAGAGGTAACCGCTGCAACGGTTACCTCTTATTAAAGAGGGGGATTTCCCCTCTTTATTTCACTTCTTTTAAATTATAATCCAATGAATCGTACAAATAATCTGTATCAAATCCCATATCTTTGTAACCTTGCAATACAGTTCCAACATAACGGCTAGATGGCCTTCCCGCAGTGGCTGAGTCAGGCAAGAGGTATATCATAGCCTTTTTTCTAGTGCCGTTTTTTAATTGTACAAATACATTTCTCTTTTTATAAAATCTCGGATATCCCTCGTACAGATCAAGAGCCTTCTCATTTTTGCTATCGATATTCCAAACAGCAACAGGAACTCTACTTCCTTTTTGCCTTTTGACGGTTGCATAAGATCCTGTGCGGCTTCCTCTGTAAAGCAATTTCCAATTTATCAGATATCCGGTAAATGCGACCGTTGCTCCAGGACAACGGTATGACATTTGCTGCACGTTAAGATTGCTTCCGTATGCTACATATAAACTCATGGCATTCCCTTTCTCCCCGTAAAGCCGTTAGGTCAGCTGATTTATAACTAAGCAACCTGTTCTGCTTTTGCGTTTTCGCGGAGTTGTTTCATCATGTGAAGTCTGCAGGTCTTAAATTCATCTCCGTAGAGTCCAAGGCGGTTAGTCAAAATATTGTACATAAGTGTAATTTTTTTCTGAGCGGTATATCCATTCATTGAACGGAATACTACTTTATCATCGGATTCAATAGCCCAAGCAGAGAGTGCAAGGCAAAACTGAACATATGCTTTAATTTTTCCTGCATGAAGCGTGCTATTGAAAAGTCTAAATTCAACAGTACCTTTCTGGAAGAAGCTATGGAGATTCAGCGCATGATATCTTGTGGAGTTATAATGCTGATGATCGATACCACCACAATATCCATCGTTTGCTGGGCTATACCAGATCTTTTCGACAGAATCGGTTGTGATGTTCTTATCTTTTTTCATGGTATCGAGCAGGTTTTTACAAACTGGCAAACACCAACGATTTTTTCTGCTTCCGACTGCAAGGGCATCATAAATAATTTCCTGCCGACTATACATGAAGTTTACCAATCTGCGCAGAGAGGTTGCTGTATGGTTCGCTCCATCAACATGGATATGGATACCACATGAAGCATGAGGTACTCCACCAATTTCTCTGAATTTGCGAATGATTGCCTGCAATGTTTCAAGATCATCGTATTTGAGAATAGGAGTTACAAATTCAACCCTGTATTCGTCCATGTTCTCATTTCCTGTTTTGCGTACTGGAATAATGGAACTGTCTCTCATTATTTTCCATTTCCGTCCCTGTGAATCACGAATGATTCTGGTGTGATAGCAGGTGTGATCAGGACCTGTTACCGTACTCCCGATAACTTCGGCAACAGCTTTAGCTGCCATAGCTCTTGTGATTCCTGTAAATTCAACCTCAACACCGTAGTTCTGTTTCTTTAAAAGTTCTGACATATCATTTTCCTCCTATTATCTCTCAAACCTCGCACCGTCTATGCGAATGTTTGTTCTGTTGTTTATGTTTGTATATTACCATATGTACCGTACATGTCAATAGTTTATTGAAGAAAATCTCTAAAATAATGAAGAAAAACATTGACAAAATAGAGAATAAGAGATATAATAATAT